AAGCAAGTCATGCAGAAAAAATGGCAAATGGTGAATTGGAATATAAAGCGAAAGTTATTGAGAGCAATGATAATGGTTGGAAAGATGAGTTTGTCCTCATTCTCGTATCTATGCCTATGTTGTTATTGGTTTGGTCTGTGTTTTCTGACGATCCAGAGATTCGTACTAAACTAAATTTATTTTTTGAGTATTTTAAACAACTTCCTTACTGGTATCAAGCCATATTTATAGGTGTAGTTAGTGCTATCTATGGTCTTAAAGGTGCAGATATAATGAGGAAAAAATGAAACATATAGTATTATTTGTTTACCATTATTCTAGTAAACTAAACACTTGGTCATGGCAAAAACTATGGGGAGATAGAGTTAAAGGATTAGGATATAAGAAGTGAGTAGAAATATAATGACAGCATCTGTTAGTCAGTATAATAAGAAAACAAGTTTATTATCACAACAAACAGGAAAAAATGGCAAGAGTAAAGTTCAACGTAGCAGATCAACCCCACGAAAGAATACCAAAAAAAACCTCTATAGGTAGGAGACCTAAGTTATCTTCTATGAATAAGTCTAGAAAACTTCATAAAGGTAAATCAAAAAATCGTGGACAGGGTAAGTAATATCTTATAGTAGAAGGTATAGGAGATAAATATGATTGATAAAATTAAAGCATCAGCTATGCACTATTGGACAGACCACAAAGAAGTTGTTATTATTGTTGGCGTTCTATTAGTTATAGCAGTTATACAGTAGGTTTTTGTGAATGAATATTGCAGAACTATTCAAAAAGAATTTTGTATTAATACCGGTTATAGCATCTGTATTGTTCGGAACTTTTACTGGCGTTAAGTACGTCATTAATTTAACTGACACAATCAATGGAAATAAAACAGCTATTACAAAAATACTAGCTATTGAAGTGGTAGACCTTAGAAGAGATTTAAAAATAGAACAAGATAAAACAGCAGATTTAAAAATTAGACTTTCCTCTGCTGAAGCTACATGGCAGATGGCAGAGAATTTATATAGAACTTTAGCCGATCAAGTTAGAGAACACAGTTACGATATTAAGGATTTAAATAGGTAATGTATGGAGTGTCTCAGTATGAATTACAAATTTACAGCCATACTTATTTTAATGTTATCAATGCTAACTTTTTTTGCTGATCCCGCTTATCCTAAAAATGAATATTTAAACAATGGATATAATTCTTGTAACACAGGTTCGTTTGATGTTCGTATAGAAACACAAGAGGGAGATAATGAATATAAACATTACAATCCTTCTAATAATTATAATAGTGATAATGGAAGAGATTCATTAAGTTTAACTTACAGACATTATTTAGGTTCAGCTTGTACAAAAGAATTTAAAAAAACACAGCAAGAAAATATAGAATTAAAACAACAATTAGAGTTAATGAAAATGTGTGGTAAAGTTAATAAAAATCCTACTTTAAAATACAATCCAAACTTTAATTTAATTGTTGCAAAATGTTCTGGTATAGTAATTCCAGAAAATAAAAGTCCGGATGGTAGCCTTTGGGATGATCTAAAAGATGATTACAAAGAAGAAAACCCAGAGGTTAAAATAATGGGAGATAAATTTATAGGATCAAAAAAAAAATTAATAATACCTAAAGATTTAACAGGAGAATTGCCAATACCTACACCATGAAAATATCACAAGACACACCAGTAAGTATGCCAATCAAAAATATGATTGGAATAATTTTTGCTATTGTTGCAGGTACTTTTGCATACACAGAAATTACAGCAAGATTAACTAGCCTTGAAACGTCAAGAGAATTAATGAACTCAGATTTATTAAAAAAATCTGAACAGACTACTGTGGATTCTGAGCAGTTTATGTTGTTAGAAGATTTATATAAGACTACTGAAAAATTAGAAAAAAGAATAGAAGATATGATGCACAACAAAATTAATATAGAATTTGTAACTAAACAATTAGAAAAAGCATTAAGTGATATTGAAAAAATAAAAGATAAAGTAAGACAAAATGGTAATGGTAGTCATGGTTGAAGTAGTTGTAGCATTATTGATGATTGTTAATGGAGAAATTCGTGAGCATAGAATACAAGAATCTATGTCACATTGTTTAAAGGGTAAAAGAATAGCCAACAGAGTTTATAATGCTAATGTAGAATATCAATGTATAAAATCTAAAGCAGAAACAGAAATATATATGGGTGAAAAATCCATTGTAAAACTTATATTAAAATGAAAGTAATTTTATTACTTATGGTTATGTGTAGCACAACACCCGGCAACAACTGTCAACCTATTGCAACTCCACAAATAGAATTTGAAGATATATACAATTGTACTGTTTATGGTTATAGTCATTCAGAAGAAATAATATTAGAATTAGGTGCAGAATTTGTAAATAATTATGGTGCGTACACTAAATTTTCATGTGAAAGTAAACAAAGAATATGAGTATAGATTATAGGGGTGAAAAATTTTCTGGTTATAATAAACCTAAGAACGACAGAACTAAAACTAAAAAATTTTCTGTACTTGCTAAGTCTGGTGATACAATAAAACTTATTAGATATGGTGATGCCAATATGACTATTGGTAAATCTGATCCAGCTAGAAGAAAATCATTTAGAGCTAGACACAAATGCGATACCAAGAAGAGTGTATTAACTGCTGGGTATTGGAGCTGCAAAAAATGGTAAACAAAGTTTGGAATAAAGCTAAATCAGTAATGGCTGCGGGGTGGTGCAACGTGTGTCAAAAAGAAATGTTAAGTGATGCTGGTGGCTGGATTGTGAACGCAGAAAAAAAACACTTTTGCCATGACGGAAAAGATGGTAGTTGTTTTGATAAGTATATTAAAGAAAAACAATCAATGGCAGAAGATGCCACTTACGAAAAGGAGATATAACTATGTACGGAAAACCAAAAGTAAAAAGTAAATTAACATCTAAACAAAAAACTTTGCCTTCAACTTTGAAGAAAAAGATCATGCAATCTAAACCTAAAAAGAAAAACTAATGCCGGGTTATCACAAAACAAAATCTGGTAAGATGGCTAAAAAAGGTTTGTATTATAATATGAACAAAAAAAAAGCTAGTGGTACATCAAACACAAAAGCTAAGTCTACTGTAAGTGCTAAGTCTTACAAGTCTATGTTAGCTGGATTTAAGAAGTAGTTTTTTATTCTTTCTTTCTAACTGTCTAATGTAGGACCTAAGATCATCTATGGTATGCTCTTGATCTTCTATCTTTAATCTATATCTTAGATTCCAATTGATACCTACAACGCTTGTTTTATTTCTTGAAACTCTTGCCATATAGTTTGCTCCTCTGACCAATATCTTTTCTTATTAGATTTCATTTTTATAGAATGTAATACTGTGGTGTGATCTTGTTTAAAATACTTACCAATGTTTGATAGATTCATTTTGTATTTTTCTGATAGCAAGTTATGAATAATATTTCTTGCTCTAACAATATCTAATGTTTTCTTTTTGCTTAACAACTCTACCTTTGATACTTCATATCTTTTACAAATGTAGTCAACAATATTTTCCATAGTTTCTTTTTGTGGAGAAGAAAAAGAATAGCCTACAATCTTTACCAAGTCATAACCATTTTCTTTTAAATGTTTTTTGGCTAACTTATAACCATTAACAAATGCGTTTTTATATATTTTTTGTTCTCTTGTATTTAAATCTTGGTAATGTCCTGCTCTCATTGCAAGTTTAATCTCATTGAAATTTGTATTTTTAGTCATAGAATCCCCTTACTTTCCCATTGTTTTTTTTATAATAAATTAATAACTAAGCTGTCATTAACTCTTCTCTACATCTGGCACACTCTAAATATAAGTTATAGCTTTCTGCTTTTAACCTATTAGTTCTCTGAACTGAAGCAATGTACAACTCACTCTTTTTCCTTTGCTTGTCCATCAGCCTTTGTAGACGATTTTTTGTTTCCGTCATCTTGCTCCTTTTTTACTGTTGTAAAATCAACTTTAATATTATCGATTTTTACTTCTGCATTTGTTCCATTATTAGAACCATTGGCAGCCTTCTCTACTGAATCAAACTCTTCTGTTAGTATAAAACTACATTCTCCATTTTTGATTCTTATGTATTTTGACATTATTTATCCTTTTTGGCAACCTCTTTTTTGTGTAATTCAAATGCCATGTTATTGTATATACCCATATCGTGATAGTTGTCAGCCTTATATCCTCTAGTTGATCTATAAAGTTTTAATGCCATCATAATATGACCTACTTGGTGTGGTTTAATTCTTTTTTTTAAATTGTTTGCTAACACTAACGTAAACATTTCAGCTAACATAATAAAGTTATGTTGATAATCTCCATAATCTTTTTCACGATCAGCAATTATCTTTGCCTTAATATTTTTATCTAAATCTGCAATTTTGATTGTCATATTTTTTATGTCCTAGAGGGGGAAACTAACGAAGGGAACTAAGAAAGAAAAAAACCCCTCTAAGACTATATAAATTTATATTTTTAATTAAAACTTATATTCTGGTTTATTACCAGAAATGGGTGCTTTTGGAAACCCCTTATTTTCTGGTGATTGTGGAGCAGAATTTGCTGTGTTAGGAGTTAGTTTAAATTTAATTCCCCCTGTCAAATTACCTGCATCATCTTTTGTATTCCATCCTGCAGGGTTAAACCAAGTTTCCCCTATCTTTGTGCCGATAGTCCACTTTTTTCCCTCTGGTGCTTTAGGGTTTGCTGGTGCTACCCAATCTGGATGATTGTCTGCTGACTTGTTTTCATTAGGTACTACATTTACCCATATTACTTCTTCATTCATATTATTTCCTTTTGTTATCTTCAACTATTGTTGAACATTATTTAATTGTAATTCACGAGTTTCAGCAACATCACTTATTTGTCTGTATGCTCGTAAATTGTTTTTAAGTAAAAAATGAACACTATCTCTATGTTTACTCTTAGCAAGATTTAACCCTTGTATAGATTTAGCATTTTTAAGTTCATCTTTTATTTCATCTACATTCACAGATTCATCCATGTATGTAGGTTCTGTAGATTTCTCCACAGAATTTTGTTTAAATGGTTTGGCTTCATAACCATCCTCATCTTTAATCCCAGTTTTAAGATTTAATAAATTTAAGAACGCATACTTTCTTGAGTATGACATGGCTTGACCCGTACCAAATTTATCAATTGCTCCCATTGCTGAACATCCATCAACAAGAACAAAATCTTTTGGTTCATCAATGTCATGTACTTTCATAGTACAAACAACCATAACCATATTTTTATCTGTTATTTCTGTTAAGTAATTACAGGTAGCATACAACCCATTATTTAATAATGCTTGAGTTGCTGTTTCTTGTACTGCATCATGTAATAATGGATTAAAGTGCATCCCTTTTACTTTTTCTGCTTTTTTTACACTACCAGCTTCAAGACAAGCTGAATGTAATTTTTGATATATATTCTTCTTCATGTTTTCCCTTTTGTTATTGTTATTATTAGAATGGTAATAAACCCCATACTTTTTGTGCGTATATAAAAGTGTAAGTTCCTATTACTTTTGTTTTAAGTATTAACCAAGACATAGTTCTCCTTTGTTTTTATTGTTGATTGTTATTTTACTCATGTTTCATTCCCCACAGTTTATTTATTAATTGTAACTGTACATCTGCCAAATCTTTATAATAAAATGGATGATTTAGGTCGGGTGATTCACACATTGTTGCAAGGTCTTGTATATTGCCTTTGCAATACATTATCATCTTTTCCCAAAAAAGTATTTTTTCAGACATTTTAAAGTAAAGATGTTCCAGATGGTCTTTCTTCATTAACTCATGTGATTGGTCAAAGATAATATGTTCTTTGTCATTCGCATAAACTAAATAAGGTATTTTCTTAGTACAAAAAAAATAAAAAGCAGTTTGAGTTAAATTATCAAACGTAGGTTCAGTAGGTAATGGTTGCGTACTCATCTTCCATTCCTCTTTGTTTTTAACTTTTCTAATATTAGGTGGTTTAGTTTTTAATTCTATAAATTTTGTTTTAGTTTCATAATCTATTCGACCAATAATAGGTTTTATCATAGTTATTTCTTGATGTCTTACTGCTCTTTCACAAACTAATTTTTCATCTCCAATTATATCTTGCACAACCTTTTTAGTTACACCAATACAATTATGTGCGTAGTCTAACATTTCTTCTCTAGCAAATTCATCTTTAGCATCTACCGGTGGTTTTGTTTTGATGTTTTTTAATTCTTTATCAAAATTTAATTGGTAATCTCTATCCCATTTTTCTTCTTTGGTTTTTTCTGATGTCCATATCACATCACCTATCAATCTTTGAACTGTGTTGTTAACTAAATTTCCGAATGTAGGTTTGTATCTAAATACAAAATTTCTTCTTACTTTTTGTGAAAAAGAATAATTAATTATATTTTTTGAAAATGGTGATGATGTAGAACTATAAGACCAATGATCTAATCCTTTACCACCATTATAAAAAGCAAATGCTTCTTGTACTAATTCTTCTTGAGTTTTCATAAGTTCCTTTTTTTTCACACTTATAAACTAATAAAACTTGT